TAGATCAAGATATGCCAACTTGATGGCTTGCTGTCGTAGCCACCAGCCTCGATAGTCATCGGCAAATACCCAGTTGTTTACTTCAGGATACCGTTTGTAGATCACACTATCATGCACGTACTGAAATTTTGAACTGTCAATGTTGTATCGTTCCCAGACTGGTTCAAGTTCATCACGAGTCATGGGCGTGGCAATTATGGTGTGATCTATTCCTTGAAGATTGTGATCCCATTGCATGGCAAATGCAGCATGTGGTACTCGATAACGAGCTAGAAACATTACTCTGGCCACTGTCATACTTGATTACAACTGTTGACACAGGCATACAATCTGCCGGTGTTGATACTGGTATTGGCCCAGGATGCTTCCACCTGATCAAACCAGTTTAGACAATGTTCAAGGTCATGTTCAAGTGCGTTGTTTTCATGTACCATGGACGCCAGCTGTGAATTGCCAGCATGGGTCATTTGTCCCGGATAAAATCCCAGATAGCAGCAGGGATACACTGTGCCATCTGCTGCTAGATATATTTCCTGATTGACCTTGTGCTGACAACGTAGATTGAGAGTGGGTGTGTCTTTGGGACTTTGTATGGTGCGGTGATCAAACCAGGTCACATGACTTTCCAACAAGGCCTTTAAGGGAGGAGGATCTCCCACAGCTCCAAGCCAGTGACTGAACTCGCCGGCACGGGTGTATACAGGACCCGAATCTCTGCCATCCCAGATGTTTTCAAATCGAGCAAAGCCCAGTTCCTGTGCCAGTCCACGACATTCTGCTTCCTGATGTTGATTGTGCTCAAATGGCACAAATCTCCAGACGGCATGACCACCGGCTGAGATAAATGCACGAGCATTGTCAATGACCTTGTGCCAGTCTGTGTCCTGGCGATATCGAGCATGAGTGTCTGCCAGTCCATCCAGGGCAAATCCTATCTGTATTTGCGGGCGGGCAAGACGTGCCCACCAGGCAGTGGATCTTGAACTGCCATTGGTGTTGATGTTGCAACGTATTCCAGCATCAGCAAAGTAATTGGCAATTTCAACTCCGTCTCGGCTCACAGCAAAGTCTCCAAGGTTGCCATTGAAGTTTACGCCATAAGTGGGATTCTGGGCCAGTTGTGCCAGCAACTGTGGATTGAATATGTGTGCGATATTGTCAAGATACAGTTCTGTATCAGGATAGCCTGAATTGTAGTCACTGCCACGGTAGTTGCGCATACACATGGGGCAACGAGCATTGCACCGTGTGGTTAGTTCTATATGTACACGGTGTATTTGACTGAGTTTGAGCATGCGAATATTTATAGGCGCACATATTGCTAAATATCATTTATGCAAGCAGAATTTGTTATGGCTCAATGTGATGTGTACTGCAAGTGGTCAGGCGAGCCGCCACGTTACAGATGCTTTGTGAATGATGAATTATTCACCGAACGCACCTGGATCTGGCAGAACCAGTATCTGGAAGAATCCATACAGATCAACGCACCTCCGGGCAAGTACACAGTGCGCTATGAACTTGTGGATACAGAACACGCAGCTATTAAGGTTCGCAACCTTCGCATTGAAACAGGCCCTGCTATTATTACTCCGCAAGGACAGGTTCAAATATATACTCCGGAGAAACCCACATGAAAGTACATGAAATAATGGAAAACGCCTCAGCAGGCGCCAGTACAAGTGGCGCAATGGCCACGACTGAAACTCCAATGGGCATGCAAACAAGGTCAGGCGGATCCATGTTGAGTGGTAAATACTCTACAGATCCTACGCCTAACACGCCCAAGGAATACAAAAGGAACAAGAATGCTCGCGGACAGTTTAAAAACTCTATTGGCAACTAACTTTGCCTACTATCTAAAAGCCCAGGGCTTTCACTGGAATGTGGAAGGTCCTGACTTTGGACAACTGCACAAATTCTTTCAAAAAATCTACGAAGATGCTTATTCGGCCATAGATCCTATTGCAGAGTACATAAGATATCTCGACGAGTATACTCCGGCTAGTTTTGAACGTTTCAGCGAGCTCACACAAATTTCAGGTCAGACCAAAATACCACGTGCTCGACTCATGATTGAAGAACTGTTGGCCAACAACCAACAAATGATTGATCTGTTGAATCAATGTTTTGCAGCAGCAGAACAAGAAAATCAACAGGGCATTGCTGACTTTGTGGCTGTACGTCTAAGCCAACATGGAAAATATCATTGGCAATTGCGTAGTTATTTGAAAGACCAACGAGCATGAGTGACCCCATACACAAGATAATTGAGCGCCTTGCCCTGATCGAAGGGCGAGTCACGCCAGTGTCGGTCAATCACGGTCTAAACAAACAGCAACGAGATGTACCACAACTGCCTGCGCTGTTCAAACCTCGATCTATAAGTCCGGTACTCACTGCCAAGACTGATCCAAAGAATCCCATGAAAGGTTACATGGTAGGAGACAGTGTGCAGCCTGCTAGAAATCCTCTTGAAGAAGCCATGCAAGAAGTAGAAGAAGACATGGTCAGCAAGGTCAAGGCAAATTTTGCCGACTACCTGGAAAAGCTGGAAAAAGATCATCACCTGGACAGTCACTTGGTCAGCAAGGCCAAGCGTGATCTTGAAATTGGCGACGACGAAGAAGTTGACGAAGCCACCTGGGACGCAGACGTGGCTCCTCCTAGCGATCCTGGCGACACAGAAGCAGCACACAGCATTGAAGACCATCTGGCAGCCGATACCGCTGCCCCTGCTGCACCCATGTCAGCCATGAGCGAGTCACCGGTAAAAACATACCCCATGGAAGATGGCTCGTGTTTTGAATGCTACGGCGATCAAGAATCAGGATTTGAAATACGCCGTGCGGGACGTAGTTTGCCCACACGTTTCCCTAACATGGACCATGCTGACATGGCCATGCGACTGTTTCAAAAGCGTCACAAAGCAGCACAGCAAAACAGCAATCAAGATTACATACAAGAGAAATAACATGATAGTAACGGACCTATTTGAATCAGCGCCAGGTGTGGCGGAAGCCCTGGGCGATAATAGGCCCAAGCTAGGTAGCAAACGAGATCAAGGCAAGAGTGTTCGCCAATGGCGCCGTGACCGTGGCATGGACGAGTCGGGCATGGCAGAATATTCTTTAAACGAACTCAGTTCTGATCTGCTGCAAAAATCCGCACAAGTGGCCAAAAACAAAAGTCGCCAGGCAATGGATCCCAACATACATGATGCCTTAGGTGGCGGTTATACAAATCCATTGGCCAAACATTATGACTCCCTATCACAAAAATTCAACGACAGAGCAGCGAAAGTGGGACAAAGAGATGCAGTGAAAAAAATAGCATCTCCAGCAGTGATGCGCAAGATAGGAATGACCGAGCAAGGCATGGCAGAGAGCCCAACGGATGACCCACGTTTTCAAAAGATGATGGGCAACATACAGAAATCTACTCCCGCACCAGTGTCAGGATATGTAGCATTGAATTTTGCTAGTGAGCAAAGATCAAAAAAAATCAAAGGTGTTAGTCAAAATGGCAAGCCGATGCCGGATGTGATTGACAATCCTGAAGAATTTCTTAGCGGTAAAATAGAATTTACTCCCGATCAAGTTGAAAAACAACTGACGGCCATTGGTAAAAAATATGGATGGGATTCAATTGACTCTGGACAAGGCCAAGGCTATACAGAAATGTTTTTTGATACCAGCAAAGAATATACATCAAACAATCAGAATCTTCTTGCGGCAAACATTGCCAACACAGTAAGTGCAATTAATAAATTCTTCAATGGTATGAACAACAGTTTACAGGCCACAGGATTGCCAGGATACAAAACAGATGTATGGCAAGGTATGGGGCCGCCCAATGATACAAATCAAATTGGTGATTTAAGTCAAATTGCAAATATTGCCAAAGGTAAGAGTGCAAAATCAGATCCAGGCGCAGCTATCGGTAAAATGATATTGAAATACATACCAAGTTACGAAGCTGAAAATGATGAACTGGGTTATGACCCAGAAGATTTTGCAAGCGCAATAGCCATTGCAAAAGTGTACATTGCTCAGGGTGAAAAAGCTGGTCTACAAGCACAACTCAACGCACAAGGTCATGTGGGCGATATGATAGATGAATTATTAAGTGATGCTGGCGGGAGTGGTTTAAGAACTATCTGGGACCTTGAAGAGCAAGGCATGGCGGAAAGCCACGGTAACTATGCAGGCGATACACCTGTTAATCTTGGTGGTGTATCCATGAAGATGATACAGGCAGGTGATACTGTGCAGTACATTGACCAAACAGCACAAGTTGTTGACATGAGTCCGGACCGTAAATATTCCCGCATCACAATTCCATCCAGCTCTACTACAAAAACAGTATTGACATCTGACCTACGACAACTGGGACAAGGCATGAGGGAATCCGATGATGAGCAGCTGGATGAATTAGGTTGGAAAGACCTTGGCTCTAAAATATTTGGCTCTAGTCCCAATACAACGGCTGCACCTGGATCATTGAGTCCAAGATTTTCAGCACATATTCCAAACCCCGCTACTAGAAAACCTTACACACAGTCTGAACTAAGAGCCCTGGCCGCCAAAAAAGCAACAGCAGCAGCAGCTGAGCCAGCAGCATCAGCTGCCCCGATCCCAGCCACACCCAAAGCTGTCCAAACTAAAAAGTCATCATCTGACAGTTTTACTCCGGATGAGATATCTAGAATGACTCCATTTTACCAAAAACAACTTGCTGGAATAACCGAAGCATTGGCACAGCCAGTGGCAGAAATGTTACAAATGGTTGAGACCAAAGAAGACGTGCAACGTATCAAGAAATTTATCGACGACACATTTGTCAAACACGGGGCAGTAAACGAATCAGCGTTTGTGGTGCGTAACCAAATACTTGAACACGTGACACAGGTTGGTGCCCAACGCCGTAGAGACTTTGCAGCACAGCAAACACATTGAACATCCTTAGGACCGCACTAGTTGCGTGATGTAGGCGGCTTCTGCCTTGGACGGCCCAATTCGCTACTGGGAATCCAAAAAGAGCAATAACACATTGACATCTCCTACTGTATCAGTTATACTAGCTGACTACTTTAGGAGATTCTCATGGAAAACAAAACATTCAACGGCGACCAGAAAATTAAACTCACCCAGATTATCAATGAAGGCATGCAAGTCATGCACGAAATTGATACCTTGCAAGGTGGTCTCACTGACACAGTCAAGGCCATTGCAGAGGAATTGGAAATCAAACCAGCTGTGTTGAAAAAGGCAATTCGTATGGCACACAAGGCCAGCTTTGGTCAAGAACAACAGGATCACGAACTGCTGGAAACAATTCTTACCACAGTGGGCAAGACATTATAAATATTGCTTTACAACGAATCGCCCACGCTACGGGCAAGCAACACGGCTTACCGGCCATAAACGGAGATACATGAGTTATATTGACAGTCTTTTTGATCGAGAACACGACCGCATTCACGTGGTGGAACGCCGCAATGGCGAACGAGTATACAGAGAATATCCAGCAAACTTTGTGTTCTATTACGATGACCCTAGAGGCAAACATCGTAGCATCTATGACACACCTGTGTCAAGATTCAGCACAAGAAACAACAAAGAGTTCCGCAAAGAAGTCCGGTTACATTCAGGCAAGCAACTGTATGAAAGCGATATCAACCCAATCTTTCGTTGTCTAGAGGACAACTACAAGGGTCAGGATGCCCCGGACTTGCACACAGCATTTTTCGACATTGAAGTAGACTTCAACAAGGATCGCGGATTCTCACCTGTGGATGATCCGTTCAATCCCATCACAGCTATTTCTGTATACCTAAACTGGCTGGATCAAATGGTCACCATGGCTGTGCCACCCAAGCACATGAGCATGGCAACAGCACAGGAACTGGTTGCTGACTTTGACAACACATTCTTGTTTGAAGACGAGCGTGAAATGATCAAGATGTTCCTGGACTTGATTGACGATGCAGACGTGCTGAGTGGTTGGAACTCAGAGGGCTACGATATTCCCTACACCATCAATAGAACCATCCGAGTTCTCAGCAAGGATGATACTCGCAAGTTCTGTCTCTGGGGGCAACATCCCAAGAAGCGCATGTTCGAACGCTTTGGTGCTGAACAAGAAACCTATGACCTGGTGGGGCGAGTACACATGGACTATATGCAATTGTATCGCAAGTACACCTATGAAGAACGTCACAGCTACAGTCTAGATGCCATTGCCGAATACGAACTGGGAGAGACCAAGACACAGTTTGAAGGCACACTGGATCAGCTGTACAATCAACACTTCAAGAAGTTCATTGAATACAATCGTCAGGACACTGCACTGCTAGACAAGCTGGACAAGAAACTGCGTTTTCTAGAACTGGCCAGCGAACTGGCACATGCCAACACTGTGCTGCTACAGACCACAATGGGTGCTGTGGCAGTGACTGAACAGGCCATCATTGTGGAAGCACATGAACGTGGATTTGTTGTGCCCAATCGCAAGCAACGCAACGACACAGAAGACAATCAAGCAGCAGGTGCCTATGTTGCGTATCCCAAAAAAGGTCTGCACGAATGGGTAGGGTCAGTTGACATCAACAGTCTATACCCCTCGGCCATTCGAGCACAGAACATGGGACCGGAAACCATCGTGGGTCAGTTGCGCCAAACCATGACTGACCATTATATCAAGGACAAGATGGCCAAGAATGGAGGCAAGTTTGCAGATGCCTGGGAGAACTTGTTTGGCAGTCTTGAATATACCGCTGTGATGAACACAGAGATAGGAACTGAGATCACTATTGACTGGCAGGATGGAACCGAAAGCACACATTCAGCAGCAGAGATCTGGAAACTGATCTTTGACAGCCACCAGCCCTGGATTCTCACTGCCAATGGTACTATTCTCACCTACGAGAAAAAAGGTATCATTCCCGGCCTGCTGGAACGCTGGTATTCAGAACGCAAGGACATGCAGGCCAAGAAAAAAGCAGCAACAGATCCCAAGGACATTGCGTTCTGGGACAAGCGACAACTGGTCAAGAAAATTAACTTGAACAGCTTGTACGGTGCCATTTTGAATCCAGGCTGTAGATTCTTTGACAAACGTATTGGACAATCAACCACACTGACAGGTCGTGCTATTGCACGGCACATGGATGCATACATCAATGAATGTATCACAGGCAAATATGATCATGTGGGCGAAGCAGTTATATATGGTGACACAGATTCGTGTTATTTTAGTGCATGGTCTGTGCTCAAAAACGAAGTTGCTGAAGGTCGCATGGACTGGAGCAAGGAAACTTGTATTCAACTGTATGATTCAATTGCCGATCAAGTGAACGATTCGTTTCCGGGCTTTATGGAACAGGCATTCCATTGTCCAAGAAGCATGGGCGAACTGATCAAGTGTGGTCGTGAGATGGTGGCAGATCGCAGCCTGTTTATTACCAAGAAGCGTTATGCTGTAAACATCATTGACCTCGAAGGCAACCGACTGGATGTGGGCGGCAAGATTGGCAAGACCAAGGCCACTGGCCTGGATCTAAAGCGTTCGGACACACCCAAGGTCATCCAAGAGTTCTTGTTGGAAATTCTAAACAAGATACTGAGCGGTACACAACGTGATGACGTGATTGAACATATTCGCAAGTTCAAGTATGAATTCCGGGAGCGACCAGGCTGGGAGAAGGGCTCGCCCAAGCGTGTGAACAACTTGACCAAGTATGGTGCAGAAGAAGCTAGACTTGGCAAAGCAAATATGCCAGGACATGTTAGAGCAGCTATGAACTGGAACAACATGCGACGAATGAACGGCGACAACTACAGCATGCAGATTGTGGACGGCATGAAGACCATTGTGTGCAAGCTCAAGTCAAATGCTCTGGGCTGGACGTCAATTGGATATCCCACAGATGAGCAACGCTTGCCCACTTGGTTTACAGAACTACCGTTTGACAACAGTCTAATGGAAGCCACTGTTGTGGATCAAAAGATTGACAACTTGCTGGGTGTGCTGGAATGGGATCTTGTGGCTGCGACCAATACTGAAAATACATTTACAAGTTTATTTGATTTCACATGACCCTGAAAGAAATTGTTGCCTACATCAACCTGCTGGACTCGCTGAGTATCAGTGCCGAGACGCAGGAAGCTGTGCGGCTGTTAGAGAGTGTGCTGCATGTGGTAGGCGATCACTCAATACAGCTGGACTCTTATGGTAAAAATCTTAGACAAAATTTTTCCAGTATCACCGCAGGAGTGGATGAGTTTTCAAACACACTCGGTCAACTGAAGCAACGTCTGCACCGCCTGGTTGAAGAATACGAGCCACAGTATTTTACAGAAAGCAAACGGGTGTTTGATCACGAAATGCCGTTTGAAAGCACGGACTATATTCTCAATCGACGACTGAACATTGATGAGGACAGCAATATTCTTTTACGCAGCCACTTGAGAAATCTAAGCGACTGGCGAATTCCTGGCATGATTATTCGTCCTGGTCGAGATACCTTTATTGAAGATCTAGTGCCTATGGATCCCTTGTATCTTGTGGATCAGCATCAGGATCTTATACAGCCGTCAGTGTCAAAGTTCACACCCGAATATCAGCGACGCCTGCGAGAGTATGTGATCACTGACCGAACTGATCAACCAATCATGGCCACACTGCCGCAAGGACAATTTGGACTGGTGTTTGCCTACAACTATTTCAATTACAAACCAATTGAAATTGTTCGACGATATCTTACCGAGATCTTTGGTGTACTACGTCCGGGCGGAGTACTGATAATGACCTATAACAACTGTGACCGAGCTCAAGGCGTAGGACTAGCTGAACGCAACTTCATGTGTTACACACCAGAAAGATATATTCGTCAACATGCTGAATCTGTTGGGTTCGACTCAACTTTTTCACACAACGGGGCTGGCGATTTGAGCTGGCTAGAGTTTAGTCGCCCCGGAGAAATCACCAGCCTGCGTGGTGGACAAACTTTAGCCAGAATACTTGCACGATCTAAATAAACACTGTATACTTACTTTTAAGGAGAATTTTAATGAGAGATTATTTACTAGACTTGGTAGAACACACACTTGACCTGGGCTGTATTGACCTGGTCAAGATTGTAGGCGATGACACCACAACTCAAATATCAGGCTTGGCCGAAGACCTGAGCGTGGTACTACAAGGCAATTACCACAAGCCCTTGGCTGACTTTGTGGGCACATTTGGTATGCCAAACTTGGCCAAACTCAAGACTGTGCTAAACCTGCAAGAGTATCGTGAAGATGCCAAGTTGACTATTACCAAGCGCAGCACCGGCGAGCCAGACGGCATCAACTTTGAGAACAAAGCTGGAGACTTCAAAAACAACTATAGATTCATGGCATCTGAAATTGTGTCGGACAAGTTGAAAACAGCCAAGATGAAAACACTGACCTGGCACGTGGAATTTGTGCCACTCAACGCCAGCATCCAGCGATTGAAATGGCAGATGCAGGCCAATGTGGAAGAGCCAAACTTTCAGGTCAAAACAGAAAACGGCGAACTCAAATTCTTCTTTGGTGACCACTCGAGCCACGCAGGCAACTTTGTGTTTGCAGGTGTAACTGGACAACTGAAACGTGCCTGGAGTTATCCTGCCAAGGCATTTGCCAGCATCATGGATCTCACCGGTGACAAAATTGTTCGCATCAGCGATGATGGTGCAGCACAGATCACAGTAGACTCCGGCATTGCTGTGTACAACTACATCTTGCCAGCGCAGAGCAAGTAACATGAGCAAAAAAGACGACCTAACTGCCAAACAGTTGGGAGCCGATGGCCTTAGTCAGTATGCAGTTTTTCTGCCGGCTATATCAGGTTTCTATGCTACCTTTGTGGGTAGACAACGTGCCACCAACGATTATGTAGATCCTGCCCGCTTTCCGCAAGGGCTGACTGACATGGAACAAATGAACTGGCTCAACAGCAGCAAGGCCTTGTTTCCCTACAAGTGGAGCCTGTATTCCGGTGGTCATGCTAACTTAGATTTGGCCAAGGATGATGCCAGCGAGTACATGGTACGTGATCGTGAGCCTGGCACATTCATGCTGGGCGACTCGGGCGGATTCCAGATTGCCAAAGGCCTGTGGGAAGGTGACTGGAAGGCCAACTCAGGTTGTGCCAAAGCACAAAAGAAGCGTGACGCAGTTCTCAAATGGCTGGATGGTATCAGTGACTATGCAATGACCTTGGATATTCCCACCTGGGTTGTGCATGACAAGAAAGCCAGTGATGCATGTGGCATCAAGACCTTGACTGATGCGGTAGAAGCCACCAAGTACAACAACGAATACTTTATGAAGAATCGTCGAGGAAAGAACAACGGCGGAACAAAAATTCTAAACGTGCTGCAAGGCGACAACCATGCCAGTGCAGAATCCTGGTATCAGATCATGAAGGACTATTGTGATCCTGTGAAATATCCAGACACACACTTTGATGGTTGGAGCATGGGTGGACAAAACATGTGTGATGTACACCTGGTACTAAAACGTCTAGTAGCTCTGCGCTATGACAACCTGTTGCAAGAAGGCATACACGATTGGATGCATTTTCTAGGCACAAGCAAACTGGAGTGGGCAGTGTTGCTCACTGTGATTCAACGGGCTGTAAGGAAATATGTTAATCCGGCCTTTA